GAAGGCGGTGTAGGTATCGGCGAGGGCGTCCCGTTGCGCCCGCGTCACCGACTGCCCGTCGACCATGATCTGCCGCTGGCTCCGCGTGAACGGGACGCTCGACGCCGTGGAGTGTCCCCAGCCGCTGCCCTGGTAGAGCACGCGCCCGCCGCTCGAGGCCGGGTCGGCCGCTGCCAGCATCACGAAGCCCGTCACGCCGTTGACGTAGGCGACCTGCGGCGCGTAGGTCATGTCGGCGTCGATGTGCAGGCCGCGCCCGCCGATCTTCGTCGTGCCGTCCCACTCGGCGCGCTGGTCGGTGATGACGGCCGGTGCCACGGGCGCGAGGGCGAGGTAGTCGCCGTCGAACGCCTGGTGATGCACCTTGCGGTCGGGGTCGATCCAGTCGTAGACCGTGACCGCCGCGAGGCCGCCCATCTGGGAGATGGCCCCTTTGAGCGGGCCCTGCCCCGGCACGAAGTTGGGCTCGCCGGTGCGCCCGTCGATGAGTTGCGTGTTGGGGATCAGCTCGTCCACGAACTCGTCGGTGTCGAACGCGCCGCCGTCGGGTGCCAGCACCTTGTACTGGTACCAGTTCTGGATGGTCGCCCGGTCGGTCCCTGCCACCTGCGATTCGGGATCAACCGGCTGGGGCCCGCCGGTATCGCTCGACGAGAGGTCGCCGTCGCCGCCGGCGGGCGCCGCCCAGTTCTGGCCGTCGGGCACGTTGACCATGCGCGTGTCGGGGATGGTGTTCCAGTCCGAGCACGACAGCACCCAGCGCCTGAACGGGTAGCCTGCCGGCAGGTCGATGCTCGCTCGCACGACCTCGCCCTCGAACAGCACCCACGTCCCCATCGTCATCCGCAGGATGTCGCGGTCGTTGAAGTCGAGCGACGGGTCGCTGGCGCGGTTCTGGACGGTCACCGTGGCCTGGCCCACGCCGCCCACGACCTCGCTCCACGTCGCGCTCCACTCGCTGACGCCCGTCACCTCGACCTCGTTCACCCAGAGCCGGTACGCGCCGTCCTCGGGGATGACCGGCGGCGCGGCGCCGAACAGGACGCGCAGGGCATCGAAGTCGACCTGGCTGCCGGCGAAGTGGACGACCGGCACGGGTCAGTAGATGAGCGCGACGATGATGGCGTAGTTGCCGGTGGCCCCGGTGAACTTGCCGTACACGGCGCCGTACTGCGACGGGAGGGCGTAGAAGAAGTCCTGCCAGCCGAGCAGGGTTGCCGTCCGCATGTCCGTCACGTTCGCACTTGCCGGCGACGTGGCCGAGCCAGTCGTGAACAGGCCGATGAACAGCGGCGAGAGGACCGTCGTCATGCCGTCGGTGTAGGCCGGGTCCATGTTGGCCGACCCGGCAACGATCGTCCTGCCCCTGGCCGCCTCGATGCGCCCCGACAGGCCGCGGAAATTGGCGAGTGCAGCGATCTCGCTGTTGTGGCTCTTCCAGTGCAGCGTGATCGTCGCCGAGGGTGTCGTGTCGACGACGCCTATCCAGAGCGTTGCAGATACGAAGCCTGCGCCGCCGGTGATCTGCTGGCCGACCGGATACCAGTTCGTCACGCCGCCGCCCGTCGGCAGGTTGGCGGGGTACTGGTTGCTGACCTGCGCCACGAAGATGACGTCGCCCGTGCTGGGCGTGCCCGCCAGGGAGATCGTGTTGCCGTCCTGCTTGGCGACCCACGCCACCGACTCCACGAGCGTCGGCGTAGACGGGAACGAGGGCGGCCAGCCTCCGGCCCCGGTCGGCCCCGTGGCGCCGGTCGGTCCGCCCGACGGTCCCGTGACACCCGTGGCACCGATCCCGGTGACTCCCGCCACGCCCGTCGCGCCCGTGGTCCCGGCGACACCGGTCAGCCCGGTGACGCCCGTCACGCCGATTGAACCCGTGGGCCCCGCCACGCCTGTGAGGCCGCTGCCGGTTGCGCCCGCGGGGCCGGTCGGCCCGATCGATCCTGTTGCGCCGCTGGCGCCACCGCCGGGCCCCGTCGCGCCGACCGCCCCGGTCACGCCCGCGCCCGTGGCGCCCGTCAGGCCGACCGGGCCGGTGGCACCCGTTGAGCCGTGGACGCCCGTGGGGCCCGTGGGGCCTGTTGCGCCTGCCACTCCGCTCGGCCCGACGGCCTGCTCGGACCACGTCGCGCCGTCGCTGTAGAAGCGCTGCGACGTGTCCGTGGCGTAGTACTCGAGGGCTGTCGATGCGGCGGGCCGGTCGGCCAGCAGCCCCTGGCTGATGAGGACACCGATCTGGACGTCGGCCATCAGTTGTGCCTCGCCGTGTAACCGGAAGTTGTCGCCGACGCGTTGGCGGCGAGGTAGCGCTCGATGAACTCGCCGACCTTGTTGCCGTCGAGGTAGACGTCGCCCTTCACGCCACCGCCGACGAAGGTCAGCCCCGCCGTCGCCGCGACGGCAGCGGACGTGCCCGCCGCGGGCGCCTTGCCGCCGGGCGCTGCTGCTGCAGGTGGCGCCCCGAAGCCCGCGAACGCCTTGTTCACGCCGCGGATGTAGGCGTTGGCATTCTCGGCGCCGACTTTCTCGTAGTCGATGCCGGCCGCCTTCAGGACCGCCGTCACCTTGTCGGTCGCCTTCTTCCACTCGGCCGGGTGCTTGCCGACGTACTCGCGGAGCGACTTCAGGTTCTCGTCGAAGAGGTTCACCTGGTCCGCGTTGCGCTTGTTCTCGGCGTCCTTCTGGTCGGCGTACCCCTGGTCCGTCTTCTTCTTCGTCTCGTCGAGGATGGCGTTGGCCGCGTCGCCCTGCTTGCGCAGGAAGTCGATGCGCGCCTGCGCATTGAAGTCCGACAGCGCCTGCGTGGCCGCGAGCCGCTCCTCGGGCGTCTTGGCGGCGGCCATGTCGGCCTGGAGCTTCGCGAGCTGGCGCTGCTGCTGGACGGCCCGCAACCGTGCCTCGGCCGCGGTGGCCGGTTCGAGGTTGGCCTTCTTTTGCGCCTCGATCAGTGCATCGGCCGTCTTCTGCGCGTCGTCGATCGCCTTCAGGTTCGCCTTGTGGAGGTCGTCGAAGTAACGGTGTGCCGCGTCGGCCATGCGGTCGAAGGTCTTGTTGGCGATCTCCACCCGCTGCCGGTTCAACTCGTCCTCGGCCCGCTTCGCCTCGGCGTCCGCTCGCTTGGCGTCGGCGGCAGCCTTGTCGCGAGCGCGCTTCGCGTCGGCGGCGGCCTTGTCGGCGGCGGCCTTACGGTCCTTGGCGTACTGCTCGTCGCGCAACTTCTGGTCGCGCAGGAAGTCGGCGTTCCCCTGCGCGATGGTCGGGTCGCCAGCGCCCGTCGCCTTATCCCTCGCGGCGCCGACGCTCTCCTCGACGTTCCGCCCGCCCGCGCCCTCGGCGATGACCTTGATGCGGATTGCCACCTCCGACGGGAGTCCCGCGATGGCCCGCTGAAGGGCCGTCACCTGTCCTTCTGCGGCGGCGGCATCGTCGGCAGTGGTCCCGAGATTGGCGGCGAAGATGGTCAGCCCGGCGGCCGAGTCGATCGACGCGGCACCGAACTCGACGAACGACGAGGTGGCCGCGTTCGTGGCCGCGTTCGCGGCGAGGATGGTCAGTCCGGCACTCGTCGTCGCGGCGCCGAAGATGACGACCGACGATGTCGCCCCGGCGACTGTGTCGCTGTAGGCACTCGTCGCGCCGGTCGCAGCCGTGATGCCCGCCGCCTGACTAGCCGTCGCGTCCTTGGCGATCTTGGCGGCGGCGATGGCGTCGCGTTGCTTCTGGACAAGTGCGTCACTGGCGGCGTTGTAGTCGTCCACCGAGATCGTTCCCGCGGCGCGCTGGTCGTCGAGCGCCCGCTGTTGCGCTGCGAGGTCGGCAAGGATCGGGATGGCGTTCTTCTGGGCCTCGTTGCTGGCGTTGACCGCCGCGGTGATGCCGAGATAGGCGAGGAACGCGCCGCCGGCGACGAGGCCGGCCGGGCCCGCCTGTGCAATCCACGCCAAGGCAGCCTCGACCTTGAGCGCGGTGTAGGCCGCCGTCAGCACGCCGACGACGCCCTCCTGCGCCACGATCGCCGCGGTCGCGACACCAACTCCGAGAGCCATCTTGACGCCGAAGGCGACAGCGACAGCGGTGGCGGCCTGCTCGATGAGCGGCAGGTTGTCGGCGACCGTCTGAAGCGCTGGCGCGAGGATGTCGCGCACCCCGTGCGACAGCTCGGTGATGACCGGCAACAGGCCCCGCCCGATCGACTCCTGCGCCTCGCCGAAGGCGATGCCGGCCTCCTGGGCGGCACCCGCGCTGGTCTTGCCCCACGCCTCGGCTGACCCGGCGGCGACCTTCTGGACGGCCGCCAGCGCCTCGGTTCGATTGTGGATGTCCTTGATGTTGATGCCGAGCGCGGCCAGTCCGCGATAGCGGCCCGCCTCGACCTGGACGAGTGCCTGTGTTGCGGCCTCGAGGCTGATGTTCTTGAAGCGGGCGAGATCCATCGCCGTCTGCTGGATCTTCAGCGACTCGTTGACGTCGTGCGTGACCGCGGACAGGCGCGACAGCGACCCGCGTACCTCGTCGTCGGTGAAGCCGAGCCGTTGCGATGCCTTGATCTGCGCGTCGATGGCGTTGGCGTTCTCCCGCCACAGCGGCGCGTTCGCGTTGAGCGATGCGTTGAGCTGGGCGACCGACTGCTCGTCCTCCTGCGCCGCCTTCACGGCATCGGTCAGAAAGCCGGTCAGCGCCTGAACCGCCTGGCTCGCCGCCTGGAACCCGCCGATGCCGACGCCGATGCCAAGCCCCTGCGCCGCGCCCCTCTTCATGTCGTCGAGGGCGCCCTGTGTCTTCTTGGCTTCGCCTTGGATGCCCTTCAGCTCCGACTTGACCGAGCCCGCGCCGTCCTGGACGCCCTTGCTGTCCAAGCCGAGCAAAATCCGCAACGACGCGACTGTTGTTGCCACTACTGCGGCACCTTCTGGTAGCGCTGCTTCGCGTCATTGCGGGCGTTCATCTGCGTCGCCCATGCCTTGAGGCGGGCCACGCGGTCCTCGACGGCGACGGGCCGCCGGTCGGGGTCTGGGAAGAAGTCCTCGGGCGTGAACGCCGCCGGGTGCGACTTCACGTCGCGGGCGACATTCGTCACCATCGCGGCGACCATGCCGGCGCGCTCGTCCTCGCGGCGGGGACCGAAGGGCTCAAGACGTGCATACACCATCCATTCGGTGAACTCGGCGCTACTCATCCGCCTGCCCAGCTCGGCCACCGTCATGCCGAGTTCGCGGGCTAGGCGGAAGGCGAAGCGCCGTTCGTAGGGTCCAGCGAGGCTTTCGCCTCGTCCTCCGCTTCGCCGCCCATGCGCGACAGGCGGCGGGCCACGTCGGCAATGCGGCTGATCGGCGCCGGGTTCTTGGTGCCCAGCTCCTCGATGTCGGCGAGGGAGAAGAGCGGATCGTCGTTCTCGTCCACGATCGAGAGCGCGGCGAAGGCCGCGTCGTAGGCCGCGAACGGTTTCGGCTCGAAGTTGACCCCCGAATCGTTGCGGGTCATCACCGTGCCGTATTCGAGCCACGCCTGGCGGCGGTTGACGTCGAGAGCGCGGACCCTGACGGAGCCGCCCCACTCGGGCACCTCGACGATCTCGGTGGCGAGGTCGGGCGCGGCGAGGATGTCGCCCTTGGTGAGCAGCCGGAGCCCGGTGAGGGCCCCGGCTTTCGTACTTGCCATTCGTGCTCCTATGGCACCCATCGGGACTAAGAGGCCGAGCCGCCGGTGACGGGGCCGGTGACCTTGAGGGTGACGGCGAGCCCAGCCACACCGCCGCGCGGGAAGCTGTAGCCGAGGTTCGTGATGAACGCCGTGAAGAACACGGCGAAGCCGGTGTCGGTGATCCTGATCCGCCAGTTCAGGACTTCGCGGTCGTGCTTGAGCGTCAGCATCGCCTCTTGGATGGCGTTGCCGGGCAGGTAGTGGCTCTGGAACGTGACCTCCCCTCCATCCTGGAGGGTGGCGAAATACTCCTTGAAACCACCATCTGAGTCTTGATTCGTGACCTCGATGGTGTCGGTCGTTTCGGCGGGCCCGTTGATGTCCTCGGCTTCAAGAACATGGTTCCAAGTGCCGGGCGTCAATGGGTCTTCATAGTCAATTAGGAAGCCCGGGCCTGCAATTGCCGCGGATGTGGTCATGCGTTCGCTCCTGCTCCTGTGCTGCCTTGGCTGACCAGTCGGTCGCTCACCTCATGGGCCCCTCACGCCGGCTGGATGGCGAGGACGTCGATGACGTGCTGCCAGCGGTTCGTCTTGAGGTCGTGGTTCTGGTAGGCGTTCTCGACCGTCGATGATCCGAACGGCCCGTCGGTGCGGGCGTTGAACGCCGCCTTCAGGGCCAGCACGACGGCGTCGAGGTCGATGTAGCGGTCGGCCCAGATGCTGAACCGCCAGCGCGGGAAGGCGAGCCCGGGCCCGTCCTGGATTGGATCCTGCGTCTCGGAGACGAGGGCGTAGGTGACGGCGGGCAGGACCGGCGTGGCGGGCAGCTTGATCGGGTACAGGCGATCGCCGATGAGGGCGGCGAGGGCCATGTCGCCGGTCACCCAGTCCCAGATCGCGCTCGCCTCGCTCATCGCTTCGACTTCCGGCGGCGCGAGCTGACCTTGCGGCCCGATTCCTCGGCGACCGTCCGCACGACTTCGCGCCGCATGGTGTCGAAGGCACGCATGGCGACCGGGTGCGCCGCGATGTGCGGGCTGCCGTATTCGAGCACGGCCGGGTAGAAGATGTCGTCGTCGGGCTCGGTCGAAGCCGCCGCCGCGATCTCGATGGTGGCGTGCGTGCTCTTGCGGAACACCGGGTTGAGCACGATCGAATCGCGGTAGTGGAAGGGCGCGTCGCCGACGAGGCCCTCGCTGACGATGTTCGCCTTCCAGCGGGCGGCCATCGGCGACGCGGCGTAGGCGAGGATGTCGAGCATCTCGTCGCCGTCGAGGGCGAGGTTGTCGAGCACCTCGTTGACCTCCCGCAGGTCGAGCGCCTCGGGGCTCACGAGCCCACCCCTGTCCCGATCGTCTCGATGCGTGAGCAGACGAGCTTGGTGTGATGGTGGCGACCGGCCTCGTCGTCGCGGCTGACCACGAGGTACGTCACCTCGGGCGACACGTCGGTCTGGCGCACCCGGTCGAGGTGGTCGACGTCGGTCCTGAACTCGGTGTAGATCGAGGCATTGATGACGACCGGCCCGTCCACGTCGGGCAGGGCGAGGTTGGACGGCGCCTTGTCCTGGACGCTGGCCTTGACGCCCGCCGTCCAGCCCGACTCGGGGTACGTGACCTCCTCCTCGCCCGTCTCGTTAGGCGTGACCACGCGCCGCTCGATGGTGACCGTGTTGACGAGCAGGCTGGACAGGCTCACGCGGCCACCGCGGCTTCCTGCCCAGCCCACTCCACGAGCGCCGTAGCGGCCCGTAGCGCCGCGTTCCCGTCGCGGAAGGCGTACACCACGTCCAGCGCCTTCTCGCGGTTCTGGCGGATGCCCGGCGGATCAACGAGCGCGATGCGCACCGCCTCCGGTAGATCCGCCGGATCGTCAATTCTGACACCGACGTCGGCGGCGTCCCAGAAGCGCAGGCCGTGGTTGACGTTGCGCCGGTAGCCGATGCCCTTGATGCGTCCTTCAGGCAGGTCGAGCACGACGACTGGCCGCCCGGTGGCCGCGAACTCGTACATCGAGGAACTGTTGTCGCAGACGTAGACGGCCGCCCGGCGCTGCACCTCGCGCAATGACGGCACGAACTCGATGCCGTTGCGGCGGGCCCACTGGCTCACCTCGAAGGCGATCCGCGGGTGGCCGTGGGCGATGACGCGGCGGTGCTTCGACAGCTCGACGAAGGCGTCCTTGAAGAGCGGGAAGGCCGACCGCGTCTCGGGACAGACCCGCGCGTCGAAGTGCGTCGAGACGGCGATCACCTCGCCGTCGCGCTCGTAGGCGGGCAGGTTGTCGATGGGTGGCGAGCCGACCGTGACGACGGATGCGGTGGGATACGCCCGTCGCCACCGGTCGGCGGAATGTTCGTTGGGTGCGAGGAACAGGCCGACGCCCTCCTGACCGCGTCCGCCTGCGTAGGACTCGTGGACGGCCGCCTGGCTCTCCGGGTCGCCGGCGTAGGACTGGCCGATGCCGTGCTCGATGCGCGCGATCCGCGTGCGCCCGCTGCGCCGTGCCGTCTGGACGTCGCCCCAGCTCGCCACGAAAGCCGGGTTGTCGCGCCGGCCGCGGGTGTGGGCCGTCACCTCGATGCCCAGCTCGGGACCGCGGGCGACGAGGCCTGGCGCCGCGATGAACACGCCCCGGTTCTCCGGCGGCAGGGCGTGCCAGATCGGAGCGGCGTGGTCACAAAAATGTGATTCCCCGCAGATGAAGTCGATCTGCGTCATGCCGCCACCGCCGAAAACCCTCTTGCGCCATATCTCCACTGTGGAAATGACGAAAGTGGCGAAGGAGGCGATGGAATTGGACGACGAGACGGCGCTTGCGCTCGGACGCGCACTACTGGCAGCCCTCGCAGAGAAGGCCGACGAAGAGGCCACGGCACGAACCCGCGCCATGCGTCGAGAGCGACGCCGCTACTCGCCGGACCTCCGGCTCCGGCTCCTGATCGCGCAACAGCATCGGTGCTCACTGTGCCTCGGCCCGATGGGCTATTACGACTCGCACGTTGACCACGTCGTCCCGCTGTCCCGCGGTGGACTGGACGTCGAGTCGAACATGCAGCTCGTCCATAGCAACTGCAACCTTCGGAAGGGTCGAGGGCCTGAGCCATCTCCAGACCAGGAGCGGATGCCGTGGGGATAGCCGACTGTCCGCGGTGCGCGAAACGCCAGGGTCGCTGTATCGCGTATTGGTGCGACGAACGGGCGACGGCCGGAAGCCTGACCGTCATCGGGCGCAGAGTCCACAGCCTCGGCTTCTGCCGCATGCACGACATTCCGCGCCTTATCGACATGTCGTACTTCACGGGCAGCGAAGGCGTGCCCGCATTCAACAGAGACGAAGTGCTGCGCCTGATCGTCGACATGTACGCGATCTGGAAACACCACTGCTTTGAGCCGCCGTTCTGCCGGGATGCCGCCCGCCTCTGGGATGCGATCGAGGCGGAGTGCATCGAGCGAAATGGGCGCCCG